CTGGGTCTAAGTAAAAAATATTCATTCTGTTTCCTTTCTCAATATTAGAATATTATACTATTTTCGCAGAAATGGAAATCGTTTTTTAATCCTTTTCCATATAGTATTAATCATTTTAGATGCCTGTTCGACCTTTTCATATTCGACTTGCACAGACGGTTTTCTTTTGTCAAGGATGTAAGTAATAGTCGACACTGTTGCATTTAACTTTTTAGCAATTTGGCTCTTGGACAAATTAAAGCCATTTCCTTTCTCATGGTTGTTTTTCATTAAGTGAACTTTGTCGACAAAATTTTGGCTGTATTTCAATTTGCGTCCCATTTCGGCTCCTATTTATTAAGTGACTTGGACATTGATGGTGCAGCCCATTCGGTTGGTGTTAAGAAAGGTTCTGCCCATGGATGTACCCGCACCACCTCACCGACCATCAGTTTGAACACCTGTTGATATTCACCTTGAGCTCGTGGGCTGAGGCGTGACTTGGCCATCTCGCTCAGAGTGCGCAAGTTAAACTTGGCGACAATGTTGGTGTAGATGTTGGTTGGCAGTATGCCACGTGCATCTTCCGCTGGGACTAAATCCCTCAGCTTTTGATAAGCGTCGGCAATATCAGCCATTGCATTGTCATATGTTTCCAGAGCTTCTGGATTGTTCTCAATGCGGTCTGGGGTGTAATAGCTAAACCCAAACATGTCAACTGTCCGCTGGGACTGCTGGGCATATGAGGCTTGGCGTGTCCGGACGAACTGGTGGGTGAATCCACGGCTGACTTCACGAACATTGAATGTGTAGTCGATGAACTCCCAAGATGAGCGGATGGTTTGGAGCATGTAATCAAGCTCCTTCTGTTTGGCATCCTCTGGCCAAGAAGCGATTTGCTTGTAAGCATCCTCGTCATCCATCAGGCGAGTGTTCTTTGTGAACAACAGCAAGTCAACTGCGTCCGAGGTGTAATTTACCAATTCTACTTTCATTGTGTTTCTCCTTTCTGAGAGTGGATCAATCGGCTGTAACTTGAACTTGACCGAATGAAATTTTCTATGTGTTGTACGTCTTCTGCAACATCATCAAGTAATATTTGCCGCCATGTAGCAAAACGACCGAGTGAATAAATTCCGTATTTAGTTGTCATTTCGAAAATAAACTGTTTCCTGATCTCTTCATTGATAGGCTTTATCTTGCCAAGATACTGCTCGGAGGATTTCATGTCAACAAGTTTATTAGGCTTGATGCCAAAGTCTTCTAAAAGAACATCCATAATATGAGGTCCAATATTGGCTTCTGGCTTCCTAATGAATTCAGATATAACAACATCACCAACTAAAGAAATTCTGTAATATGGCACTGTTGGGTCTGGGTAGTATATTGTTTGGTGGACTTTACAATCTGGAGACTCAATGCGAGCCTTCTGCGTCCATATTTTTTGCGTGGGGAACTCTGGCTTGTCTGGCCAGCCCATGATGTCCATCAGAGTTGGCATTGGGATAGTCGATATTGTGGGGACAACTCCCATATCATTTACAGCAGCCTTTGTCAGCTTCATGTCATATTCTATTTTGCAATTCCTAGACATGGTGTTTATTAGCTCCCATGGAGCTATGTATCGGTCGACGGAATCCAAGCTGTTGATAGACCTGTTCAATATTGAGCCTGTGACTTTCTGAGAATACAAATTGCTCAGGAACAGGCTCGTCTCGTTGTGGAGCTCTCCGCTGTACTTTATAGCTTTGTGGACTTTTACTTTTTTGAAAGGGATAGCACAAGCTGTGCCAACTTTATCAGTCCTGAATCGGAGCAGAGCTCCTTGGTTGTTAGGCAGTTCACTTTGAGCTTCGTAAATTATAGGACTGAAGCTCCTCAGCATATTCCCTGCTAACAATCCTGCAAGTCCTGCTCCATAAATAATCATGCGTCTTCCTTCATTTTATTTAATTTTCTTTTTGCCCTAACAGCAATTGAATTTGTCGTGACTGAAGGGTGACGATCTATTTCAACAGGCCAAAGGCAAGAATCAACTGCGATGAGCAAGAGACGTATCTCCTGCTCATCTAGCTTTAATTCAGCAGACATCAATAAGCTCAACTCTGCCTTTTTTGATATCATGCGCAAGGTCTTCTCGGCAACCGCCTTTTGTGCTACCATGCATTTCAGCCAGCTTAACGAACTCTTCATACTTGAGAGTTGCATTGGAGCCTAGGAACACATTGAAGTTTTTGAAGCCACGGGTGCCTTCTCTGCGAGGATTCTCACTAACAAGACACTTGATAATTTTACCAGCAAAAGAAACTCGTGGCTTGACAGCCTTTGGCTCATAAAGTCCTAGCGTTGCTACATCAGGATGCTCGACTGGAGCCTGTGGATAGTTTGGGCTTGGCTTGATTCCGAGGGGAGTCATTCCAGAGAGAGGCGCGATTTGGGGTGTTGGGACAGCACGAACATGAATGTCTGCAATCGCAGCCATGTATCGCTTCGCAGCAGTTTTATTGTCAGAGAATTTCTTGACAGGCTTGTCGGACACTTCATTGTAAGCATCAACCAAAAGCCTTGCTGTTACATTACGGTCAGCCAAAAGCTCTTCAGCATTCGTAAAGAAGGCAACGCCATTGCCCATAGAACGAGCAGCCTTGTCGGAGGCATAACCTTTAACAACGAGGCTCTTCGGATCGAGAGTGTAAGTTACAGTATTCATTTTGTATTCCTTTCTAAGATATATAAGTATTGATAAAGTTTTCACCACTGATAGTAATATATGCATATCCATCGGAGTGGCGTGAAATAAAACCAGAATCAACCAACTGATCCATTTTCTTGCAATATGTTTGATATGATTTAGGGCAGTTAAGCATTGTGCTTGCGTCAAAGTTGCTGACGTGGATTGGCTTTCTTATGCCGTTCTTTGCTTCTGATGCTACTGCTTTTTCAAGCATCTCTTTTTGAATCTTTACCAACTTCATTTTTATTCCTTTCTAAGATATAAGGTATTGTGTCTTTTATTCACAGAGAAGTAAAGCGTTTTGTTTTTGTTTAAAACCAATGACTTACAAATTAGATGGAAAAGTATCTTAGGCCCCTTGGCTGTACAAGATACAAATTTTCCTTCGCTCTAGTCAATGCAACATACCATACTCTGTTCTCCTCGTCAGTTCCTAAATTGTCCCAACTCAACTTGCCCATGTCAGTTACCAGAACAACATTGTCAGCTTCGCCACCTTTGCTCTGGTGGATTGTTGAAATTGTTATCCTAGGCTTGTCGTTGAATTTCTCGCCATTGCGCATGCAAGACCTTAAATATTCCCGTTCGTCTGCTGGCAGAGCTTTTAAAACATCCATCCAGTCTCTGCTCCTAGCATCATCCGGAAGCCCAAGATCATTTATTCTATAGGTCTCTTTCTTTTCCAGCTTAATGTTGAAATTGAAAAAATTGATTAGGTTCTTTGCCTCTGTCCTGTTGAGTTCTTTGTCTTTGCGGATCTTCTCCCATGATGTGATTGCCTTGGTCTCGTTGGTGTCTAGAGAACTTTTGCCGTTATAGGTGTATGCATAGCCTTGTTGGCGCACAACCTTTTTAATTCTCTGGAGGAGATATTTGCTTCGGCTCATGCAAAGCCATGTGCCTTTATGAGACGAGAAGTCAATAGAGTCAGCTTCTGATATGTAATTTACTGTGCCCATTTCTCTTCTTGGTTGCCATGGCTTGACATATCTGTGCTTGATCCTATTAACAACATCTGAAGCAAGCGCATGAACGCTTCTGGGAATTCTAAAGCTTTGGAGAAGAATTCTCTTGTCACCTTTTAGGCTGAGGAACTTGTTTATGTCTGCACCTGCCCAAGCGAAGATTGCCTGATCGTCATCCCCAGCAATGTAAACTTCTGAGGCTTCAGCTGAGGCCATTATTGCCATCCTGTATTGTAGTGAGCTGAGGTCTTGAGCCTCGTCAACGATGCAGATGTCTATCGGCAAAGATGTCTGGTATCTTTCTAGCATATCAGTGAAGTCCAGCAAACCGTTTTGCCTTTTGTAAGTTGACAGAGACTGGTGGTATTGCTTAACAGCATGCAACGTCAAGTCATTCTGATTTGTTAATTGATATTGATCTTCCATCGAGCGAAGGCCAACTCTGGCTAGAGATTCAACTCTTGAGCATTTATCTCCCAGACCATCTCCTGTGTGGATTCCTAAGTCCTCGTCATAGATACCTTTAAACTCTACACCCAAAGCTTTCCCCAGCTTGCGATAGTGGACATTGGTCATAACCTCGTCTCTTTGCAGCCCAAGCATCCTAAAAGCTAGTGAGTGCAATGTCCTGAAATATGGGAAACGATCCGCGTCAAATCCAAACTGGGACATTGCTCTTTCTTGAGCTTCGCTTGCAGCCTTCCGGGTAAAAGCAAGATAAGCAATCCGTTCTGGAGCAACGCCTCTTTTTAGAGCATCCTCAACTATCTTTAGAAGTGTTGTCGTCTTGCCTGTTCCTGGAGGTCCCAGAATTATCTGCACGTGTCTCATTGCTATTTCCTTTCTCAGCATCTTCCTTCATCTTCCACAATATCCATTCGTGGTATCTTTCTGGCTCCTTGACTTCTCGAACGCTCTCCCATGCCGGAACAATAACTCTTTTGCAACTCCCGCAAAGAATGTCTTTCTCGAATATTCTACCATGGGTCTGCTCTCCGCAGAAATCACATGGCACCGTTTCTTTGTAATATGGTAACATTTAAAATTCCTCAGTCACTGCACTTGGGATGTCGAGTTGATCCTCATCATCAAAGAATTCCGGTTCCGGAACAGACCAAACTTTGACAGGCTTAGACTTAATTCTAAAGGTCTTGCGATCACCACCAGTTGCCCTGAGCCAAGACCAAACTTGGTGCTGGGTTGTGTATCGGAACCTCCGAGCCTCTAAATAAATGAATAGGTCTTCTGACCTGAAGTAAACCTTGCCCTCGTCTGAGTCGTGCCATGGCTTGCCATTCATTATCTCGTCCTTCTGACGAGCTTGGACTTTTCCTGTTAAGAAGCTGTCCAACATCTTCTCAAATTGGCCTTGAGGAGAAGCATCGTCTGGGTCTACAATCACTTCTACATTTTCCAGCAGTTGGTTTATTCTTTGTTCCCATGCTTGGGATGGCATTGTGCTTGGGCACTTGTTTAACTTTTCAACGCAAATCTTTTGCAGCTGTCTCTGGTCAAGCAGCTGAGGTGTGGTGACTTCTATCCGCTCACCTTGCATCTCAATATACCAACGCACTGACTGCCTATTCTCAGTTTCGTATTTGGTTATCGCATCAACCTCAATCGACAGCCCACCACCAACTCTTCCAACGCCATAGTCTCGCTTCATGCATTTAGACTTTTCGCAATAGTTGCATAT